GTTCCGAATTAGCCCCGAAGGGGCAGTTACGTGTTTCGACAAAGTCTTAATTCCAGCATCCTAATGCTTTCCGCGGTCGGGTGGTTTCATTTCGGTGATTACCATTAACACCCATTTTTATTGATTAAATTTAAATAAAAGTATGTACAGTTTTGAAATAGACAACATGCCACCTACATGTCGTAGTCCTTCTTCATGATCTTGCGCACGGCACTGCACGTACAAGTCACGCCGACGGACCACAACTTGACTGATTCCTGAAGAACAATAATCTCCTGTTCGTCCAGGTCGTACCGCTCCCTAAAGGCGGCACCACCATCCACATTGGCGCAGTCAAGTGTCTCGACAAAGACGTGAGTTAGCGAGTCATGTTTGACCTCGACGCACGGAGCGTCGGACACAAATTTTTCCCTCATCGCCGTCATCAACGGGTTGGCGGGCTCATGCTTCCACCCAAGCATAACCCCTGCTTGATGCCGCTGAAACCTCTCAGGGTGCTGCAGCGGATCAAATTCAGCTGGGCTCAAACCCAGCTGTTGGTGCGTCAGATCACCCTCTACGCTACCAAAGCGTTTGAGAAGGGCACCCCCTGCGATCTGCGGCACCCACTGGTCACCACTTTTGACAGGATACCTTTTGAGGAAGAGCACATCGCTCATCCCCGTGCAGGCATCCATGGTCATGGTGTGACCCACCAGGCCAGCCCCCTCACGCAGTGAAGTCCGCACGTCAAGGCCAGATGCCTTGAGCGTAGCGAACCCCACGGCAATCATAAGACTGCCAAAATGATTGAGTATGGTGGTGAGAACGGTGCCAGACCCTTCGAACGGTCCGGCAAACTTAATGGCGTAAGAACCATTCCCACCCTCCTTGTCACGGACACGTATCGGCAGCATGCACTGCTTAACCAGGCCCGTTGCGCGCTTCTTGCTAAACCGGCCCAACGAAAGGGCCACCGCTAGAAACGCAGGGCTGTCCTGGCTTGAGTCATTGCTGCTGACATCCGCGTTAAACATGAAGGATTCACCATTCACTTCTCCGGAATATACCGCATCATCGGAGAAAATCATCGCGTAGATTGAGTTGGGGGTGCTGCGTGCCTTGTCCAGCGTGGCGAACATGCTGGGCAAAGACTCGGCGCGGGGTTTGGCCATGATGTGCACTGTGAGGGTGACGGTCACACCCACCTCACCCGATGGAGGGATGATGAAGGTGTGCTCGCCATCCAGGCAAATCTTGACCAATTCGGGCAACTCGTTGGAGTACATGCAACCCGCACCGTATGCAGCAACGAACCTGGGCTTCTTGCCCGCCTTGGCTATCTCGCGCTTAACGCACGCGTCAAGCTCCTTAACCATCAGATCGTCATCATAATGGAGGCGGACCCCATTGACGTAAGCGCGACGTAAACGCTGCTTAACGTGCTTTATCATCGCGCATTGTTCCCGCGACAATAATGGGTAGAAGAGTGTCAAAAATTC